TATATTGACTTATGCTTCAACATTTAAGTATAATAATAAGATAGCGAATAGCTCATTAGATTTAGTAAAAAAATTAAATATTCATAGAATACCTAACTGGTTAAATAAATATTTAAGTATAAATAAGAACTTTGAAATCTTTAATCAATATAGTGTTGAAGAAGCTCAAAGTTATTTTACTAATCCAAGTTTTCTACTATCAGTAGTACCTGTATCTCATAAAATTCAGTATTTATGGTTACTATCACATAGAAGAAATGATGAAAAAGTTAACTATATTAATAGAGACTTTTTTAAACTCAAAGAAATAGATGGTATTAAAAATAATCCATTTATTAGTATTGAAAAAGATAAAATTATTTTTATCTTAGAAAATACCTACACTCAAAGAACTTAGTTCAACATGAAAAGGAAATACACAAATGGTATCTTGGGATAAAGCAAAGGGCAATACCGGCTCTAACAGCTCAGCACGTAAAGAAATTGAAAGAATTAATATTGGTATTGGAGATACGAGACTAAGGCTTATTGGAGAAGTTTTACCTCGTTATGTTTATTGGGTAGTTACTACAGAAGGCAAGAAGATGCCTGTAGAGTGTCTACGTTTTGATAGGCAGAAGGAGTCTTTTAATGATTCCATCAAAGATCCTATGAAGGAAATTAGTGAAGATATTTATGCAGAAAAGCCACAGTTCGCTTATGTATGTAACGTAATTGATAGGACAGATGGTAAGATAAAGATTTTTGATCTTCGCTCTACTATTTATAAGCAAGTTGTAGATTATGCTACAAACCCAGATTATGGGAATCCAGCGGATGATGATTCTGGTTATGATATAACTATTAAAAAGGAAAAGACTGGACCTCTACCTCAGAATGTTAAATATTCTGTAATCCCTGCTAGATCTAATTCAGCAGTAACAGAGGCTGAAAAGAAGCTTGAGCTATTTGAGCTTGATAAGATTTATAAGAGGCAGACTTATGAAGAGCAGAAGGAATGGTTGCTTAAGAATACTTCTTATTTTGCTGGAGAAGCATCTGATGAATTTAAGCCAGAGAAGCCAGAGGATCTTGATTAATGGTTAAAAAGTCACTAGGAGATTTTGATACTTCTACCGCGCTATTAGATACTAGTAGCGAAAAAACAGCTTTACAAATTAATGAACAGGGACAAGCTCAAGTAGACCTAAACATACTAAGAGAAAAGTGTAGTGTATTTTTTGCTACACCCTGCTATGGTGGTTTAGTTACTGATCAGTTCTTTTTGAGTATTTTTAAAGCTTCTCAAGAGTTAGTAAGACATGGTATTACTTTTAGACTTACTACACTAAGAAATGAGAGTTTAGTGACGAGAGCTAGAAATATTCTTTCAGCTATGTTTCTAGATTCTGGAGCTACACATCTATTTTTTATTGATGCTGACATAGAGTTCGAACCTGAGTCTGTTATTAGAATGCTAGCAATGGATAAAGATATTATTGCAGGTGCTTACCCTAAGAAAGCTCTACCAGTTCAATATGCTATGAATTTTAAGTATACTGATCCTGTTAAGAAACAGATTAGAGTAGAGAACGGAGCTGTAGAAGTATGGGATGCCTCAACAGGATTCTTTTGTATTAAGCGTGAAGTGTTTGAAAAGATGATGGTAGCTTATCCTCATCTGCACTACAAGAATGATAGCAATATTGATCCAAAGCTACAAAAGTATTGCTATGCTTTATTTGATACTATGCTCGATGCAGATGAAAATGGCGATAATAGATATCTATCAGAAGATTATACATTTTGTAGGCTATGGCAAAAGTTAGGTGGAGAAATTTGGATGGACCCAAATACAAGACTTAATCATGTAGGATCTTATACATTCGAAGGTGATTTAAGTAAGCTCATCTCTATGGGTAGATAATTCAAGACATAGCTCTGGCGAAGCAACGTTGATGCACTCCGTGCAACGTACTATGTCTCTCCGAGACAGCTATATTGAACACCGTGGGGGATCGCTCTTGAACAGCTTATCACCTGCGGTGTTTTCGTTATCACACATATGTAATAAGAATAGCATATATTTTGATCTCCGTCAAACCTAAAAATTTTAAAAGCAGGAATAGCTTATGAAAAAAATAATTCTAGTTGACATAGGCTGTGCCGGAGCTTTGCATCACTACTGGAATAAAATACCAATTAATAGCATTAAAATAATTGGTGTTGATGCAAATGTGGCAGAAATTGGTAAACTAAAAACTCTATATCCTGACCATAATTGGATTGCGGCACAAGTAGGAAAAGCAAAGAGTATAGAAGAACTAAATGCTAAAAGAGCTTATGATATATTTAATAAAAAACTATTTACTGATAAGTTAATATCATTAGATGATGTTTGCGAAACTCCAGATTTTATAAAAGTAGATGTAGATGGTTATGATTTAGAAGTGCTTGAATCAGGTCCTAAAGCAATTTCTCACGCATCTGGAATATATTTAGAATCTGAATTTGAAATGCCCACTTTTAATCCACGAAATAATTTATTTAAACACGGAGAACTATTAAGAAGTTATGGTTTTCATTTAGAATTTATGTGGGGACAACGATATTCTGTAAAATATAGTAATCCTAAAGATAAAAATTGTAGAGCTAGATGTGTTGGTAATGGACTATGGCTTAAAGACTCTCATAAACTTAAAAACTTTTGGAAAGAACTTTATAAAGTACCAACAACTTGGTTAGGAGAAGAATAGTGAAAATACTACATAGTGCTGATTGGCACATCAATTTACATAGAAAAAAAGTTCCTTCTGAATGGAGTGCTGCTCGTTTTAGAATGTTTTTTGAAGAACTACACAAGCTAGAGTCTTCACATGATATGCATATCATTTCTGGTGATATTTTTGATAGGAAACCAGAGCCAGATGAAATCTGTCTATTCTTAAGCTATGCAAACTCCGTTCGCATTCCAACATATATAATTCCAGGTAATCACGAAGCTACTAAAAAAGGAGAAAGTTTCTTTGAGTATTTCCATGAAGATTATGCTCTTGCGCATCCAAACTTGGTTCTTATTACAGAAAATCAACGTGAAGATTTTATGGGGCAGAAGTTTTACTTCTTCCCATATGCGGAGCTTCAAAAGAATAATCTATGGACTGCCGAGAGAGATGAGATTCTCGTTGCTCATATTCGTGGAGAAGTTCCCCCGCATATTACGGCAGAGTTTGATTTTGAAAAGCTTCGTCCCTGGAAACTCATACTTTTGGGTGATATACACTTTGCTCATCGTTACATGGATTATCCTGCTTGGTATAGTGGTTCTCCGATGAATACAAGCTTTGATCGTGATGATGAACGTGAGTATGGCGTTAACTCTATTGATCTTCGTTCTATCGACGATTACTCCGTTAATTTTATTCCGCTGACTCTTCCAAAGCTTATTCGTAAAACTCTAAAAGCTGGGGGAACTATGGTTCCTGATAGTTTTAACCATACAATCTATGAAGTTACTGGATCAGTAGATCAGCTTGCTGGTATTAAAAATTCTGAACTACTTGATAAAAAGATTGCAATTAAACCTACTGAGAACTCTAAGCTTGAGTTAAAGAATCTTTCTCTATCAGAAGAGCTTAAGACTTATCTTAATTACATTAAAGTATCAAATACAGAAGAGATTATACGTGATTTTCAGGATCTAAATATTAATGTTGGAGCTTAACAGAACTTACTGGACCTATGATAACGGAGATTGGTGGAGACCAACTCCTTATCGTGATGCTTTTGTTAACATCCCTCGTTATGGTCGATATGGACCTTCTATAAGACATGATTTATTTACTTTAGCAGAAAAATTTATAGAAAAGTATAATAAACATAGAATATATATAGCTATGAGTGGTGGGATTGATTCAGAAATTACAGCTGAAACATTCTACCAGCTTGGAATACCTTTCGAAGGGATTAGCTTAAATTTATTTAACGGTAAAAATGCCCATGATTTAATATATGTTAAAGATTTTTGTGAGAAAAGAAATATAAAGTATTCTTTTATAGATTTAGATCTTAAAACATTTTTAAATGATGTAATACCTAAAGCAGTTAGATACGGACAATTTACAAATTCTTTAAGTCAAGTAGCACTAACATATTTATTTGAAGTAATGAACCAACAAGATATACTTATATTCTCTGGTCATAACCCTGATTTTTGTAGCTTAGGGGTAGGTTGGTGGGAAGATTCTCCAAATTTAGTAAAGTATGCAATAAATACCGATAAGAACTTTTTTACGTTCACTAGTCTTGAACCCATATTTATGCATTATTTATTAAATTATGATCCTACACAACCTGGAGATAAAGATAATACTTTTATCTATGACTGTTATCCAAACTTAAGACGTAGAATTAAAAGAACTGGCTGGGAAGTTCTACAAGATTTATTAAAATATAAAACTTTATTAGAAAGACCAATTCTTCCAGATGGAACAAAAGGTGGACAGGTATTT